GGTAATAAGGAAATTGCAGGCGGCGTACCAGAAGCTGCTGCAGCTTATCAGCGCAGTAAAGGCCAAGGTGAAGTCACCAAAAAGCTGACCAAGAAGTTTGGGCCTGACATTTACAGCGCGGGTGAGCCCGGGCAAATCAAAGAATCTTTGGTAGATAGACTTATTAGGCAAGGCAGAGAAGCTGAAGACATTAACGCAGCAAGAAACGCGGCAATGCCAGCTGCGGAGGCTGCTGCGGCTAAACGCCTAGCCGAAGCAACTCCCGGCCCGCTGTCTAAAGTAGTAAATGTTGCCAAAGGTCCTATTGTTGGTGGAGCCTTAGGCGGCGCTGGAGCAGGTCTTAGCTTTTATGAAGCTTATCAGCGTTACATGAATGGCGACCGGTCTGGTGCTGTGCTATCAGCTTTAGCCGGCACAGGCGGTTTGATGTCTATGGTCCCAGGATTGCAAGTGCCCGGACTGGCATTAGGCTTAGGCGCCACGGCCGCGCAGTACGGTTTGGATAAGTACAACGAGCCTGCGGCGCCTACCGCTGATCCTATGGCACCACCTCCACCATCGGTAACCCCTGGGTCAGCGAGATAAGCCTTTTGACTCAATAATCTGCAAGACTTGCTTAAGCAGATTGATTTGAATTTGCTTAACGTCCGCCACCGTCATGGTGGCCATGGCATCAAACTCCTCGTCAGTAATGAGCTTAACCTGCGTTTGTATGGCGTGCATGCAGCCTACACGCTCCAAAGTAGTGCCTACATGAAAGGCCTCAATCCACACGTCATACGGATTGCTTAATAGCTCCAAATGATTGGTATGCGTGAGCAGATTAACCCAATCTTCATAGCCTTGTTTGACAATATCCGGTGCTTGCTTCATTGCTGTTTCCACTTCTTAATTGAGATAAACTGAGGCACCTCGACCGGCTGGTCCAAGGACTCAACGCCACGAGCCGAGACGGCTCTAAAGTCTGCCCACTTCTTTATGAAAGCAGGATCCTCGGATGGAGGTACCCAATTGTAAACGCGACGCCATCTTTCGGTGATGGATGTTGTTGATGGGGTATACACAAAGTCAGTCATAGGTCTTTTCCTTTAGTTAAAAGCCACATACGGAGAGTTGACATGCCACCATCAATCAACACATGATTGGGGAAGGCTTGGTACTTATGGTACAGCGGATGGTTGATGAAGTTCTTCATGAGAAGATAGGCATCAGCATCGGGTGGGCTCATACCCATGGCACGGTCGGTGTCAATGCACTTTATGTCAAACTGCCCCGAGAACTCTTTGACTACGGAGTGGACCTGATCACCTAACAAGCCAATGATGATAACACGGGGCAGCTTGGTGCCTGCAGCCGCGTACGTTGGGTTATGTTTTTCAATCTTGAACTCATGCTCAAGCTCTCTAACGGCAGATTGCAGGCTTTCACGAAGCCCCAAAATGAATCGTTGTGTAATACTACTCACCAACTGATCAACGAGATCAACTGGTGCATCGGTTTTTACCACTTCTTGTGGCACTGGAGGCATTATTTCCACAGGCTTGGTAGTTTCCACCACCTTTTGCTTTGGTACATCCTGCGCAGCTTTTTGCCTCAACAGTTTAAGCAGGTCGGGCACTGCTGAATGACTTTGCATAGGCTTACGACGTTCGTCATGCAACACAAGCATTTGTGCTTGCCGTAAAGCCGCCAAGGCTGTATAACCGCCTGAGTTGTAATACTCAGCAGCCGTCGTAATAACCAAGTTGCGTTCGTGGTCTGTCCAACGTATTTTTGCTTTCATTTCAATTCCTTTCAATAGTCAATTTACAAAGTATGGAATAACCCATAACGTGAATTATATCACGTCTTTTGGGTTTATTACATCTTGCCAAACCATGGCCGAAGCCATTTCCACTTTTAAGGCGGCCAATGCCGTCATTATGTCCTCCATATGATAGCCGTCACGAATCAGTTGAAAAATGAATGTTCTAAGTTCTTTCTCAACCACGAAAGATAAGTTTACACGTTCAATAGCCATTTTGCAAACTCAAAAGTAGGATTGATGGACTTGCCGGCCAAGAGGTGAGCCTCATAGCGGTTAATTCTTGGGGGAGCATCTTCAACTGGCATATGCAAATTGGTGTTGACAATCTCATTGAACATATGCATGCGGGATTCATACACATGGAAAGATCCAACCGACACGGATAAGGTTCCCATCTCAGCGCCGACTAAATTGGCCACAATTTCCTGCAGGAAACTGAATGTTGGCAGATCATTTGCCATGCCCCAAAGAATATCTTGGCTGCGCATAATGGCTCGGGCATTCAATCGACCATCGCGGATGCGAAACTCAATGGCCAGAGTGCATGGAACATCTTTTGCCTCAATATCCATATGGTCAGTATCGGTGCCGTACATGGGGATCACAGCTCGGCGGGACATTGGATCCTGCGTTAGTAGCTTTGCAATGTGCAAGGCGCCATGTGGGCCAAACCAATAACTGCCATAGTTGCTATTTAATTTGCCATTGGCAACAATCTTGCCCCACTGCGCGGCATGCTCTGCAATGCTAAGATCACGTGGATTTGCTTTAACGTACCAAGCCATTTCGCGCTTAAGGTACTTCACATTGAAGTTGCGGCCTTTGAATGAGTTGAATCGCACAAAGGGATTGCAATGGTAAGTAAAGTTTTCAATCTCAAGGCACTTTTCACCACGTGGATTTGTCCACTTGCCCATTTGGTGTAGAACCTTATAGAGGCTGATCAGCTCAGGCTCGTTGCGAATCGTAATTTCCATGGTCTGCTTCCGTAATTAAGTAAGGTTGATCGGGGTAATTTTGCATGTGATACAAAGGCGGCGGCAATTTAATCACAGGCACCGAGTTGTTCAAGGCCCAAGCATAGGCGTTGTTGCCAAGTGCGTAGATGCGCGAAGGCTTTAACTGTTTGATGAAGCCAGCATCCAAAGGTGTGCCTTGGTAAGTTTGTGTGTTGACCCAGTACAGACTGGTTTCAGGCACATTCTCACGCTCCAAAGTTTCAGCCAGCATACGGCTTGGGCCATCATTATCTAAAAAGTTAATGAAAGGCACAACGGCTGCGGTGGACCTGACATTAGTGCGTGGACCCTTATCACAAAGCATTAGGGTATTGCCTTCAGCAAAGGCGCCGCCACCGGATGATTTGTTTGTAATTGACTTGGTTGCAAGTTTAATGAATAGCTCTTCAATGTCATCTTTGGTGTAGTCATAGGCTATGACAGGGAGTGAGGTATCCATTGGCAATGTTGAGTAGCCTTCATACACTTGCTCCAACTGCTTGATGTTGTCCAAGTACTCATCAGCGATACGGCTTTTGAATGTCTGCATGCAAACTTCAAAGTCCGGTTGGCAATGAATCACTACAACACCACGAGCCAAGGCTGCACGCTCCAACATTCTACGGCGAGGCATATCAATTCGGTTTTCACCATTGCGATACACGTTGCCATAGATTGGCTCAGACAGCCATGACCTATCCATAATGACATGATCATCATAGGTCAAGGCCTGTGTAATGCCACGAAAATAGGTACGGCAAAGGTCCTCGGTATTCATACCTTTGTAAGGACCGTGCTTTACCACGTGGGTCATCTTTTCTTTTTGCAATCGTTGTCGCAAGGTCTCAGCAAGGGTAGTCTTACCCCCGCCATCAGCCCCTTCTAGAATTACGATCATTTAAGATACCCTCAAGTTTTGATAATGTGTCTTCAAGCGTTGCAACACGCAAGTAAGTTGCTTGCTGTGCCGCCGTTAGCTGAAGCTGTTCATCATCCATGTTTTCTAATTCACGGAGTGTGTAACCGTATGATGGGTCGATGACTCCAAGCTCTTTGGGGTCTCCACCAAGAACGCATCCTGCATGAGCAGCGTGCAAGTATCGGACACGCCACCAACCAGAGCCTGCGTGTCGATACGTAGGACAAAGGACACCCTTATACGAGCCATATTGCCAGACGACGTCGGACTCAAGGATTCGAGGCTGGCCGAGCGACTTACCACCGACGCTGTGAATTGGCCATGCGAGGTTTTGAGCTGTAGCCCAGTCATGTGCTTCCTTTGAAAGTGAGGCGTTATACCACTCGGTTTTACGACGATCCCACGACATTTGATGCACGGCAGGCATCTCATACAGTGGGCTTGGATCCCATGCAATGATATTTTCTACGGGCAGGCCCATAGCCTTGGTATCACCCCATGGAAATAGTGGAGCAATCCATGTATGCTCACACAGTGATTCGGGCGCGATCTTGCTTTCCCATGATGGCAGGATTTTTTGGAAGGCCCAGTCATCAAGGCAAATGTATGCATCAAAGCGGCTTTCCAAGGCCCATAAGGCGCCTTCAGGATTCAAAGCATTGTGGTCCAAGGGGTATAGGTACACAAAGACTTTATCGTATCGTGACAGGTCCTCACCGGGCGTGACAGCACGATGATCAACATGGTGGCCAAGCCGGCCAAAAGCATCTGCCATCAACTCAGGGATTGAGACAAACTTGGTTGAGCTGGCACGTTGCGGATGGTTGGTATGCGTCTCCGTAACGCCGGAAATTAAGATATTCATGGCAGTGCTAGCGTGATATAGCCTTCAGCAGCATCGTGATTCACATCACCAGAGCGGCCACCTGCAGCAACGTATTCAGCAACGGTCATGCCAACACGGTACAACTCAAAGCGTTCACGGGCTAAGGTGTTTTTACGCTTAGGGTTTGGCGATGCCACAAAAGTAATGGTAGCTTTTTTGTTTGCACGAGCACGTGTTTTGGCTTCTGACATGTCAGTATCTTCCTGTTGGATAGGGTTAGGTCTTTCGACAATAGGGGTATGTTGCATTCGTGTATTCCTTTCAATAATCAACAGTTTCAATTGTATCACGTTTAATGTAATCACGCACTGCATTCAACAAAGTCTGCTGCGTTTTATCTTTCCGGCGGATTGCCATCATAATGGCCTCATCCACAGTATCCTTGGCCATAATGTGGTGGACTACGATATGATTCTTTTGACCCTGTCTCCAGAGTCTGCGAATAAACTGCTCGTAGACCTCGAGACTCCAAGTCAGCGAATACCAAATAACAGCATGACCTGAGCCTTGTAGATTAAGCCCGTGGCCCGCAGACATCGGGTGCGCCAGTAAGACCGGCGTTTGCCCGGCGTTCCAATCTGCAATAATCTTGTCAAGCCTTTGACCAATAACCCCACTACCGATAACAGGTGCATCAGGAAATACCTTCCTAAGACGTTCAAGATCGTGAGCAAAGTGATACCCAATAATGCAAGGCTGACCTGACAGCTCTTCCACAAGCTCTTCAACCGCTTCTGTCTTTGCATCGTGAAGATGCGTTGTAATACGTTCACCGCCACTCCCATCATCATCCAAGTATGAGCCACCATTGGCAATTTGTTGCCCTTTCATTACAGCCACGGCGGCGTTGACAGCAGTTACATTGCCACTGTTCAATTCCACGGTCAGGTCGTTTTCAAAGGCGTCGTACAGTTTTCTGGCATTAGGTGGTAGATCTACCATAATGTCGTTATAAGTTAACTCGGGCAAATCTAGATGGTCTAGCGCTGCCATTCGAAGTACTTTTCCATCCAAGGCTGCATGGATCCTAGCCTCCCCGTCGGATTGCAGCTTCCACTCATACCCGCCATAGCCGGAAGGGTAGAAGTATTCCGTCCTGAATCGTGAGATGTAAGGGCCAAAGGTAGCGCCTTGGTCCAGAATTAGCTGCGGGCCGAAGATGTCAAGCAAACTGTTAGGGGCTGGAGAGCCAGTTAAGCCCCAGCGGCGGTCAAACTTGTCCAGCAAAGGTTTTATTGTCTTAAACCGCTGAGTTTGCGTGTTTTTCATATAAGATATCTCATCCACCGTCAGGATCTGGAAGGGCCAATCTTTGCCATTGAGTTGCGAAGACAGCCAGCCAAGGCCTTCAAAGTTGATGAC